GTTCCATAAACTGTTGCATAGACATAGGTTCTCTTCCCATCTCTATCATTTCATCAACGTATTTTAGATACTCTTCTTCTAATTGAGCCATCATCATTTCTTGCATTTGTTGTGGAGATTTAGGACCCTCATCACCTGTATATTTTATAGATGGTGCGTTAGTCTCTAGCTCTTCTGAAATTTGTATATCTTCTATTCCCATGGTTTTGTCAGTTTACTTTGTTTTTGCGAACAAATCAAGAGCAGGCATGATGACTGTTACGTCTCTTCGTACATCCTCTTCAGGTATATTAGCAGCTTTTAGAGCCTCTTCGGTCTCATAAACTTCACCTGTTTTTTTGTTTGTAATTTTTGTTATTATTTTTTCTGGTATTAATGTTGGTATATCACTCATTATGTTGTTACCTCTTTCTTAATATTTAAATAACTAATAGCTACATCAAACGAATCTGAGCTGCTTGATTGTACTGTAAAAGTTTTACCACCTTCTACTATTAAAGGTTGGGTTAGTAATTCTTTTGTTTGATTGGCTGTTAAAGCTACAGATTTAATAGCTGTAATACTGTTGTTTGTAACAGTCACAGTAGGTGTGCCAGCTGCTGTAACAAGTATTGATTTAATAACAATAGTTTCATTGACTGCAGGAATACCAGAACCTAATGGTGTCAGTGCACCACCTGTTGTGCTGTTATCTATACCTGCAAATTTATATTGGTTTACTACTGCCATTAATCTAAAAAGAAACTTCTAGCTTCTATCTCCTGTTTTAACTCTTCTTGAAACGTTGTGTTTAATTTTTCAAGAACTGCATCTAAATCTCTAACCAAAGACTGAGCTACATCTTCTTCATACTCCGAGCTTGCTCTTGTTAATGTTTGTACTATCTTTGCCATTATGTTGTATATAAATTTTTAGCTCGTTCTAACATTACTTGCAACATTTCATCCGTATCTTTTACACCCATGGCTTGTAAGTTTACTACTTCGTTAGGGTTATCATGTAAATATCTTAAAATTAGTGAACCATCTTCATTAGTAGTATCATCAGTAGTTTCATCAATAGTCTCATTAACAGTTACGTCCATAATACCTCCACCACTATCTCCATCTCTTAATCTTAACTCACCTTCAGTAAGTGGTCTTCCGTAAGCATTAACATTTCCAAGTTGTCTAGCTTTCATATAATCTTTATATGCATCTTCACCATAACCATAACCATATTTACCTGCTACGTTGTCTGCAAAAAATTGTGTGTTTTTTTTATATCCTAAATTACCTAAAAAATTTCCTGCTGTGTTTATTAAAGTGCTACCAGGAATAAAAGGAGGAATATTAAATGGTTTATAAGTTGAACCTGCTAAATTAAGAGCTTTAATTCTGTTATCATCCATTGTTGAACCGGGTCCAACTTTAGTAAAATCTGGTTGATTATATAGTGGAGTTCCTACGGGTGGTGCTGTAACTCCTAAGTTATATTGTTCTTTAACATCCATGGGTGTTACGGTCTGTACTGGTCCTGTATTAAAAGGATTGTTGTCTTCCGAACTTCCTCCTCCAGTTCCACCTTGTCCATCTACTCCCGTACCAGCGCCTCCGGCTTTTCCACCTTTACCATCTCCACCACCTTGATAACCACCTTGAGAACTATAACTACCACCACCCCCGAATGCAATTCTTCCAACTCTTTTACCCATTGCATACATCTGTCTAGCTTGTTGTAATCTTGTAATTGACATTATCGTCTTCCTCCAGCGTGTATATCTAACCTAAAAGTCCCTAGCTTCCAACTAGTATCTACTGCTGTGTTAGATATTGTAAGAGCTATAGCTCTTCCTCTAGCTCGTGTGTCTACTTTGTCTGTTGTAGATGTTACTGTAAAAGGACCTAAAGATGAACTAGCTGCTGTATCGTTTGGATAATTTCTTAAATCTAATTGCACAATTGCATTTCCTTCTTGAGCTATAAAGTCTGGTATAATTCTACTAACTCTCATAATGTTTTCACCATCACCTCTAAGGTCAGCCATATTTGTAGCTGCTCCTCTTACAACTTTTTGTGTAATATCATAATCACCTGATGTAATATTAGCAGGAATAGCTGTAGCAGTTGTTGCTGCTAATTGTTGGTTAACTCCTGTTTCATGTTCAAAATAAATTGTTGTGCCATCTGTATTACCAGTAACATCAAAAGATGTATCTACACCCGCATTGTATTGAGTTCCGTGAGGTAACCCAAATACAGACGAATCTTCCCAAGTTGTTCTAGGATATAAAGAATTAGCATTTGTAAACCATATAGGTCGTTTAGCAGTTGAATCTAGATAACTATATGTAACTGCTCTATTAACTACATTAGATGTAGCTGTTGGGTAAAACCAAGTAACTTCACCAAATAAATTATTAATACCACAATAAATTAATTGATTAGATGTAGTGTTAAGATCATCATAAACATAATCTTCAACTAAACAATCCATAGATTCTAGTTTACCAGTGTATCTAAAAAAACCATTATCAGACATCCAGTATGCAGCACCATCAACTTCAACCGCTGCATTCATACCAATCAATCCACAGTTAGTACCAACTTGTTCAAAAGCAAATGTAAATGGAGTTCCAACAAATCTCATAGTAAATAAAGATGTATCTGACCAAACATAAATTGCATTTCTACCAAGTTTAGCACCCATAATCCGTGATCCATCGGCCAGTCTTTGTGTACCAGCGGTATTTTCAGCTGTAGGTGTGTAGTCATTAATATTTTCTTGAGAAGAGAAACGTATAAACATATCATCTTGTGTAGTTTTATCTCCAATAGTTGTCTCTGTTCCAAAAAATACTAAGTGACGATCAGGTGTTGATACTAACATGTCACGAGAAGCCGTAGGTGCACCGGATATAACAGTAGCCCTATTATTTGTTGCATTAGTTGCATCACCATCCCATTCAAAACATTCATTATTGTGTATTAAAGCAATAAGTGTACTTCCTAAATTGTCCAAGGACCATAAACCAGGGTCAGTTATTTGGTCAGTATTAGTTGCAGCTGATCCCCATCCACTAAAACCAGATGTATTAGTAACAGTTGCTCCATTAGAATGAGTAGCAGCTGTAGTTCCTCTGGCTGCTCTTCCTATACCTGTTAATTTATTTCCCGTAATACCTGTGTAAGAAATTTCTTCAGTTCCTATTAATACATGGTTCGTACCTGTAGTTGGAAAACCAGTTATACTATTTAATGTAATTTCTGTAGCAGAACCATTATTACCTCCGGTCGTACCCGTAATAGCTCCGTTTAAAGTTGTTGCAGCAGCTCCAATTAAAGTACCTCCATACAAAGAAATACCAAAACCAAAAGCTCCAATCTGTTCTGCTGGCCCTACGTGATAATATCTAAAATAAGTTATACCTCCAGAAGTAGTTGCACCACTACCTGTTTCATTACTAGGCATTGTAATTGTAAAGTTGTTAACATCTATAATAGATGTAACCATAAATTTTTTATCACAAAAATCAGAAGCACCAAAGTTAGAATTTGTAATAGCACTAAAAGTAGTTGTGTCTCCAAATAAAATTATATCCCCTACTTGAAACCCATTTGTATTTGCTGTTATAGTAACTTTATCGTCACCGTTAGTAGTGCTAAAAGCACTTGAAATTGCCGTTCCTGATGGATTAACTAAGGGGTGTATATCGTAAAACACACCTCCAGAATAAACGTATAAAATTCTATTAGTTCCTATAGCTGCAAATCTTGTAGATGTTTTGTTTACAAAATGATGTAAACCTCTTGCTGCGCCTGTTAATTTACTTGAACCTAGTTGTTGCCAACCACCTATTTTTTCAGGAGTACCGTATCTAAAACGCACGTTTTCTCCGTCTATCCATTGTGACTCAGCACCTGTAGATGTAACTTGTTTATTAAACCCGGGTAAAAATCCTAATTTTTGTAGCATATAAAATCACTATATATTACACATTTTTTACTTCAATTAAAATTTTCTATAGAAAAAATGAGTAATTGCATATCTACCACAATTTTCTTTATTAGTCTCCATTTTAATAGGGGTTACTGCATGGTAATAAAAACTAGGAAATAAGATCATTCTATTATTCTTACACTCTATTGTTTTGTTTAATTTTGGAAAAATTAAATCTCCACCTTTAAATAACTTCGGTTCTTTGTACACCCATATCAATACCGTGTATTGAAAAACGTCATAATGTTCATCGTATTTATCATTATTTTCGTAGTAACTAATTATAGTAGATGAAGCATTTGTGCTAGTAAAACCTTCGGCTAAAGCTGTTCCTGTATTTTTAAAGGTATCAAATACTTTGTCATGAAAGTCTTTTTGTTGCATTTTTTTTAAAGAGCTTAATATAGGAGAACAAAAAAATCCTTTGTCTGTGTATAATTCTTCCGGATAAATTCTAGATGATTTTGATTTAGATATTCCTTCGTCTGTTAAAGCTGGAG